TCGTGGGCGAATTTGAATTTCCCAATTAGGATTACCTAGTTCAAAATGAAGTCCGGTAGGAACTGTTGTATGCCCCGTTGGTAGAAGTCTAAGAGGACTAGGTATGCACGCACGCAGATCAAATCCTGCGTCATAGGGAAATTGCTGCATTAAGTCCCATTTAATATTTAGTCTTTTTTCTAAATCCTTGGCTTCTAACGTTTTTTGTATATTAACTTCTAAGTTAGACATACTGGTTAAGTCCTTTCCAAACTTCGTTGCCTTCTTTGCCTGCTTCAATTGCTTGACGATTGTACTTTGTTAAATTAATCATTCTTTCATTTCGTAAAAGTAATTCTTTACTTTGATTTAGGTTTTTAATATATTGGCTTCGCCCTTTTAAAGGTAATGCCTTTAATAAAGGCTCTAGTTCATGGTATTTAAGAGCAAGTGTTTGTGCTCTTTTTGGCCCGATTCCAGGTACTCCATCAATAGCATCACTTTTATCTCCTTCAAGATAGCGAGAAAGTAAATACTCGGAAGGAGTAGTTCCAAAATTTTCTAATAAGTAATCAGTGTTAACTTCTCTTCGAGAAAAAATATTAAATATGCTTACATTATCTTTTAATAATTGGTATAAGTCTCGGTCACTTGAGATAATCCACGTATGCTCATAATTGCCTGACAATTTTATAGTAAAAAAAGTCATTAAATCATCTGCTTCTACTCCTCGATACTTGTGTTTATCATAAGGTAAATCTTCATAAATAGCATTTAAACAATCAAAAAATTCTTGGTATTTCTTTAACTCATCTTCATCTTTTGGTTTTTTACGAGTGCTTTTATAACCGTCTGCTAACTCTATTCGGTAATAACTTTTTCCAAAATCAAAACAAATAATAATTTTATCTGCTTTATAGCTTTTGCCTAAACTTTCGATGGTTCGGTGGTAGTCTTCTTCAAAATGATTGTAATTTTTTCTTTGTATCCAGCGATACGCTAAATTATTACCATCAATAATAAGAAGATTATTTTTTTCTCCTAGTTGATCTTGCACAGCGGCAAGATCATTCCATCCTTTTATATCAGTCATTATGTTGATAACCTTTCATTTTTGTATTATAGCATTTTTTAAAGGTTTTATCAAGATTCATTTAACGAATTAATCTTATAAGGTATTTAGTTTTTTCATTTTTTTTGCAATAGTTTCCATTAAAAAATTTATACTAAAGCTTTGATTCTTTCTACAAGTCTATTGGCTCTGTTTGTGACTTGGCGGTACCAACGAGAATCTATCATCTCATCAGCAGCTTTGTTCCAATCTCTTGAGTCTACACCTGCCTTCATACCTTTAAACTTACTAAATCTAGTATAACCAAGATTAAACATCATATTAGCAATAACTAATTGTGCTTCTTCGGGTAAGTCATAAAAGTCATCATAAAGCTTAACGCAGTCTTTTAAAACTATCTCAATATCTGTCTCAAAAACTGCACGACTTCTCCATTCGGGAACAAGAGTACCTACTTCTTGACCATATTCCCTATCATTTTTAGTTATCAAATGACCAATGCCAAAAGTTGGATATCCCAGGTGATCTTTATATATCGAATTGATCACGCCTTCGTCGTATTCTAAATCTCTTCTTAATTTCTCTATGTTCATTTTTCCACCTCTATGTTTGAGTTTTAATAATCAAATACTTCCATACTAATTCCTTTGCCTATAGTGTCACCTCCCATAGTATTGTCAAGACTATGGTTGTCGTAGGCGGTACAATAAACTATCTCATCCCCAATAGGACACTCTGTAACCATAAACTCTAGTTTATTAAAATCAAATTTTTCATTGTCTGGTAACTCAAGAATAGTGTGAAAGAAAAGACCTTTTTCTATGCTCATACCCTGAAAAATATAGTTATGTCCGTCATAAGTGGCATAGTCATCTAAATCAATTGACTTTGTAGTACATAAGTTTTGACCTTCTTTGAGTAATGGTTGTAACTCTGTGTTTTCAACAACATCTTTTAAACGCGCGTTTGATTTGTTTACTTCGTTAATTTCAATATAAGCACTACCGAGGTCAGCCCCATTTTCGTGTATAATATCATCTAGATCATGCCAATAACCTAAGAAGCGAGGGTCTTTATCATCGTGTATTAAATTTTCTTTTGTTTCGTCGTAGGGATCATAAAAAACGTGATGAGAAAGTGTTTCTTCGTTTTGTTCAACCCAAAACTCGTATTGTTCTTTAGTTACTTTTCCGTTAACTAACTCTCCGCCGTAGCCGTTAATTTTTATTTCGTAGTATTTCATGCCAGGGTCTCTCTGTATTTGGTAATCCAATCGGTTAAAATTCCCATGTAAAAATGGTGGTCAAAACAGTTAACTTCTATTTGATGTTTTAATTTTATATCATCATTCCAGCATATATAGTCTTTAGATCTGTTCCACCGATAGATTAGTAGTGGCTTTTTTTTCATTACTTTTGCTTCTCGTTGGGTTTGATTCCAAAACTTATATAAATCAGAAGATTTTGCAGTTAATAAATTATTCCAGTTTACTTCTTTGTAGTGTTTGCACTCAATACAATAAGGCCACCCAGCAGTATCAAACGGAGTCCAAAGATCGCCTTTTAGATACTCCAATGATCCACTGAGTGGCATCCTTTTAAATTCAATTTTTAGTTCGTTTGTTAATAAATCTCGTATTTTTGCTTCGTAAGCAGAACCTTTAATTTTACTTGGGTTTCCCATTGTTTTGCTCTTTTTTCTTAAAATATTCTACAAGAGCATTATACCCTGGAATATGGGTTCCGTCAAGAACTATTTGGGGTACACTTTTAAAGGAAGTTCCAATCTCCCCAAAAGCTTTTTGTAAAGAAATATCTACATCAATGATTAATTCTTCGTATGAAACTCCTTTTTTTTGAAGGAGTTTCTTTGCCATCTCACAATAGGGACAGAGAATTTTACTATAAACTATAGCTCTCATTTTAATGTGTCCTTTTACCTTCGAAAACGCAAATAAATTCTAAAGATCCTTTTTCGGTATTATAGACTTTATGAAAATCATTATCTTCAATTAATACTACGCTTCCAGCATGAATTTTTTCAGTACTTGTTTTTCCGTTTTGTTCAATTTCCATTTTTCCTGATCCTAAAATAAAAATATAAACTTCTTCTTGTCCTTTATGTCTATGCCCAGTAGTATTTTGATGACCTTGAAGAACCGTAGTGCTTACTACTAAGTGGTTTAATTGTGTATTATCAAGTACTTTATATCGCTCATCTTCCTTAACTACTTCTCCTATTGAGTCCCAACTGTCATAAAAATGCGCCATTTTAAACCTCACACCCATCAGAATCACAGAATTTATTAGCATCAGCATCTTCTCCTTCGGTATTAAGAGAAGAAAAATCTAATGGTTGTAGTTGGTTCTCGTATTCTTCTATTTCTTTTCTGGGTGCACTAATGTAAGGAGCTTGAGCGTAACCGTGTTCTGCTAACGGTAGTAGCGAAACTCCTTTTAGTCGAGAGTCGAAACAGCTTAAAGCTCTAGCAATTTGGTCAGCTTCTGAAGGTTTAAAAGTAATTGTAATAGAGACCTGGTTATCAGCCCAATAATATTGTAAATCAGTTGCGTTAGTGAATTGTTCCCAAATTGAAATATCATGTTTAGAAATGGTTTGTGGATGGTGAAGAACTGGAAAGTACACTACTCTTGTTCTAATTGGGTCAGAAGCTGCTGGCTCTATTTTATACCTAGCTTGTTCTAAAATTTTAATTAACGGTGAGATGGTAGCCAATCTTACTGTTCGATAGTACGCATCAGATTCAGCATAATGAATTCCTGGTAACGCGCCTGCTACTAAACTTACGGTTCCTGATGGTTTAACTGATGTTGTTTTTCTGGACAGAGGAACCCCCATCCATTCAGAATATTTTCTATCAATGTATTGAATATAAGTATATGCTTGGTCACAGAATTTGTCTAGATATTGACGGCGACTAAATTTTTGGATTGCTTCTTGAATCCCACTTTGAGAACACCCAATTCTTCTATTGCGCTTAATAACATCATTAGTTTCGTTCCAATGAGTTGCCATTAACGTTACCGCTTTAGCATATAGGTAAGCAAACTTTAAAGTTCGTTGAAAGTCCCAGTAATCTTCGTGTTTAGCTGGAAAAGTTTCTACTAAACAACACAGTTCGTAAGTTTCTAAAGATTGTTCTAAGCACGGATTTCCACCTTTTACTCTTCTATCTTTCCAGTTAGCAGGGTCTTTCATTCGGCTATATTTTTGCATATTTTCTAGCCAAGCAAATCCTGGTTCTCCTGCTGTTGCTATGGACTTTTCTAATTCGGTGTAGTCTTGCCCGACACGCGCAAAAATGGAGTTATTAGAGGCCCAACGCCATCCCCCAAATTTATATGCCCATTCTCGGTTTCCATATTTTTTAGCAATTTTTGGCCGCTCATCTCCTGATGAAGTATACGTTTCGTAATCATGTAAGGATTCTTCTTTTAGTTCTGTGGGTGCTATTGACCCTGTTTCTACGCCTGCAGTTTCCCAATTTTTCATTTTTTGGAATTCTTTATCACCTGGATCAGCAAACGCAATTTCAGCAGTTCTTCTAACATTACCAGCAATTACGATTTTACCAATAATATTAGCAATATCAACGATGTCAACAGAAGTTAAAAGTGAATTTTCGTGTTGAGCACGTTTCCGAAGAATATCTTTAATACCGTTAAACCCTTGTACTAAAGGTTCAGGGCCTGAAGCAACGCCACCAAATCCTAGTATCGGTGTCCCATAGGGTCGGACTAGTGAAATATCAAGAGTAACTGGTAAGGAATCTTCATCTAAGTAAGAATCAATAATACAAGAAATAGCTTCGACCCAACCTTCTCTGCTATCTTCTACTGTAACAAGTTCCGGCTCTCCTTGTGGTTCTGTAACCAAAATTTTACCTGCACCTTTAGTATCAAAACCTACTCCGACTCCTAACATTGACATGTCCATTAAAAAAGCGAAGGGCTTAGATAATTCTGCATCTATATCTTCAGTAGAAACAAAAGCACAATTATTTAAAGACGCTCCGCCTTTTTCCCAGATAAAAGAAGTTCCCATCATCCACAATCCTCGTCCGGGGGGAAGCCATTTAAAAGCAAACATTCGTTCTGCCGCTTCTTGGGCTATTCTGTGAGCATGTTTTTCATTCCAAGTAACATGGCTTGATATAGAGTAGGTTTTAAGGATAGAAAAAACGCCTTCGATTACTCGAATGACGCAATCTGCCCATGATTCCAAACCATTGTTTGACTTTTTACGAGCATACGATCTATAATATGTAAATTCTGATAAACCTTTAAACTCCCAATTAACAGGAGTATTTTGTAATTTTTCTTTAAATTCTCTTCTTAAATGAAATGCAATAGGAAATCTACCTGGTGCTAACATTATCTTTTTTTCTCCTAATCTCGATTAGTTTACTATTTTAGACTCATCTTTCAATAGTGCTGATATTGTTTTCTTTATAAATAGAAAGTTTGTCAATTAATGGGTGGGTAAAATCATGTGAAATAAGAAAAATATTTAAGTTTTCTTCGTTTTGAAGAAGTTCAATTAATTTTTCTTTACCTGCTTCATCTAAAACTCCTGTAATTTCATCTAAAAATAAGAGGTTAATATAATTTCCTCCAATTTTAGATAAAATATTACGAATTGCTAATAAAATAGCAGTTTGAATTCTGCTAAATTCTCCACCTGACACTGTTTCAATAGGTGATTCTTGTCCATTATTAATAACAATAATGTTTAGTTTTTCACCAGTTAAACGAAAAACAACTTGAAACTGTCCATCTGATAATTCTGATAAGTAGTTGTTAATGACAGTTTCGAGTTCTTTGGTTAAGTTTTCGAGTTTATATGCTACTATACCTGTAGTACTAAACGCTTTTCTTAGTATATTAAGATTTTTAATCTTTAATTTAAGATTTAGTATATCATTATTCAAGAGTTCTTGTCGAGCTAAAAAATATCGTTTTTGCTCAATTAGAGCATCTGTTTTAGTATTGTGAATTTTAATTTTTTCGTTGTGTTCGGTAGCGTCATTTTTTCTTTTTTCTTGATCCCATAACTCAGTCTTTAAACTTTTGACTTCCTGTTTTAACTCATTAAAATCAGGATACTGATTTGGAATTGAAGAGTCGATAAATTGACTTAGTTGTTCAAACTTTTCAATAGTTCTTTGATTGTTAGTCCAGTCTCTAAGTTTATTTTCGTAAATATTAAGTTTTTCTCTTAGAGAAGTTAACTCTAGATCTTTTTTAGTAATACTATTAACTGTAGTGTGCAGATCTTCTTCTAAATTATCTTGTAAAGTAATAGATTGAGAGTTATCTATGGCTTGTCCACAGGTATAACAAGTATTTGCTGTGTTAAGGTTGCCTATTGCATTAGTAATATTTCTACGGTTGATATTAAGTTCAGTTAATTCTTGTTTTAAGTTAGAGTATTGATCATCGAGTTGAAAGTTCCTGTCGGGTTCTCCCATAGAAATATCAAATTTAAGATTATTTCGTTCTTTAATATAAAGATTATTTTTATCAATCTTTTTACAAACAGTTTCGTATTCTATTATTTTGTTTTCTGCTTTAGCTAGTTCTTGTCGTTTTGTTTCGTCCACTGATGGAACATGGGTTAATTCTTTTTTATCTGCGATAACTGTGGTTACTAAAAAATCTTTAATACTTTTCATTTCTCCATCTAATTTGTAAAGTAGTTTTTCTGACTCTGATAGTTTTAGTTTTATAACTTCACCAATATTTGGATACTTTTCTAAATTAAAAAGTTTAATTAAGAATTTTTTTCTGTTAGTATCGGTAGCTTTTAAGAATTCTAAAAGATCAGTACTGCTTTGATAAGTTAATTGAGAAAATATTTCAAAATCAAGACCCAATATTTCTTGGATTTTTTTATAGGTATCTGGAATTTTATGTTCTGTTAAGTCGATTACATTAGGACCGACTTGTTGATAGAATTTTACTTTACTTTGGTTTTTGGTTCTTTTAATTTCAACATTAAAAACTTTTTCGTTCACACTAAATTCGAGTTTTCCTGACCATGTATCTTTTTTAGAATATCGATTAAGAATATCTGCTTTTTTAATGCTTTTAATATTTTTACTGTATAAAAGTTCTTGTAATATAAGAGCAATGGTTGACTTTCCACTGCCGTTGGGGGCCGTCAGTTGGGTAATTCTGTTAGAGCTTAAATTTAGTTCGTTGGAATTTCCGTAACTAAACATATTATTAATTGTGAGTTTATTAAGCTTAATCATTATATATTAAGTCCTTGAAACTCGTTTATTACACTGTCTGTATCTTCAACTTTTATATATTTTAGATAAGCTTTTAATTCTTCAATAAGAGTCATGTCTTTTAGTTGTAATTTGGAAGATTCTTCGGGTTTAAATGCAATTTTCTTATCTAATTGGTCGTGATTAGAAATTTTTGATAGTTCGTCTATGCTTCCTGTTACTTCATAAACTACATGGTGGTAAGTATCCTTAGTAATAGGATCTCCAGCTTTAATCGTTTTTCTGATTAATTTTGGAAGATTTAAGGGCTTAAACTGAACACTATAATCTTCTATATGGTTAAAATTTACAATGTTAATACCGTATTGTCGTGATTCATCGCGATCAAAGGAAACATTTAAAGGACTTCCAGGATAGTATGCAGGATAGTCTAAGTACCGGTGGTTAAAATGTAAATCTCCTAAAAGTATTAATTTCCAAGGTCGAAGTTTTTCAAAATCATATTCGGGGGTTATGTGAGGAGGTACTTCTCCCCTAATGTGAGTAACTAATATATCATTTTTAATCGGTGTGGGTAAATTGTTTAGCTGCATTTCTCCATATGGAAAAAATTGAAATCCTTGATTAAGAATTTCTTTATGCTTATTTTGTGTAATAATCTCTATATGGGGATTCTTAATGGCTTTATCTTCGTGAAAATGGGTAAAGAATGTTCGCCCTTTTTTGGTAGCTTCGTGATTGCCAGGAATAATATAGGTTGGAATAGATACAGAGTTAATGTATCTTAAAAATAAACAGATTTCGTCTGGTTCTGGTTTTTTATCAAAAATATCCCCTGCAATAATGTGAATATCACATTCTTTTTCAAATAATTCTAGTTTTTCATAAAACAACCGAAATCTGTTGGCTTGCCATTGATTTGGTATTTTCTTTTTATGAAGAGCAATGTGCCAGTCGGCGGATAATAAGATTTTCATTATTTTAAAATAACTTACATTTTTCAAATTCTAATAGAAGCTTAGACGTGTCAAAATTTCCGTGTTCATGGGTAGAGTGATCGTGAACAAATCGATAACCTAAAAATTCTGGGTAATCTTTCCAAAGTATTTCTAAGTTATTAGTATTAGGAAAATCAGTGTCGTTAGTCCAATACTTATTATTAATAAAGAAAGCGTTAACTCCATTACTGTAGATTAATGAATAGTCATAGAAATTAGCTAACTGATGGAACGCTTTAAGGCTTGCGCCGTGGTAAATGTTGTAAGGACCTGCGTCCCAAAAATATGGGTCATACTCTACAACTTGATCTCTTTTAACTCCTAAACAAGCATTGTACTCACATACAAATGCTCTAAGAGTGTAGGTATCTAGTACTCGTTGAAGTATATACCAATCAACGCCGTCGATATCAAGAGAAAAGAAATCAAATTCTTGTGGGGTTTTGTATTCCCTAAGAATTTGAATAACATTTTCTTTCGTTATCATATGCTTTTTGAGGTTAATTAAAGGATTTTCATACTTAGCATCGATTTGTAGTCCTGTCCACCCTAAATTTTCTCTTAAATGGCGAGTATTACATTCGCTTCCGTCTTGGGTTCCTATTTCTACAAAGTACTTGTTTTGAGTTTGAATCTTACTAAAAATATATTCTGTGATTCCGTCTTCTCCGAATTGAGAAAACACCTTTTTTTGATATTCTTCCAAGTTAGCCATTTACTTTGTAGCGTCCCAATTAAATATTTTATTAACATTTCCTTCAAATGTGTAGCTTCCGATATGGTTGAGTTTGGTGTTCGGGTCAAGCCAAATTTTTCCTCCAATTTTTTGCCATCTTCGACAAAAAGTATAGTCTTCTGATAGATACCTATTATCATCAGGATCGTGAATGGTGTCAAAGAAAGAATAACAATATTGGTTAAATTTAGGATCAATACTACTGTCATTAACATAATAAAGTTCAGGATATGCTTTAATCATTTTTTCCACTACACTGCGTTTCATTAACCAAAAACCTGTACTAGCATCTAAAACTTCAACAGCTCCTAAATCCACTCTTACTTGTTGTTTTTGTTGGTCAGCAAATTTTAAGTTAATTGCGTAATCAACAGGAAGAGTTTTCTTAGGGTATGCTCCCGTAATTAAGTCTTTATCCATCGCAATCATTCTAATAACAGCTTCAGGATCAAATTCAATATCTGCGTCAATAAACATTAAGTGAGTACATTCTTTGGCTTCTAAAAACATTGCGTTTAGAATATTTCTAGCACGCGGTACTAAACTTTCGTTTCTTAAAGTAGTAATTCTAAAATTAACGTTGTATTTAATTAATTCTTGAGTAAGTCTAAACATACTCAAAAAATACTGGTCTGTAACAAGACCTCCATAACAAGGGGTAGCAAAGAAAACATTATTTTTTCTTACTACTTCCATATCAATGACTACTTGGTCACCCTCTACTTTTCTGAAGGCTCCTCCTGGGTGAGCTTGCGTTACTTTGATAGGTGCAACATTAGGGGAGGCGCCAACCTCCCCTATTTGTTGAGCCTGATCAGTAGTTTTCACTAACTCATTAAGCTTATATTTTTTCATTTAGTCTAAGTCCTCGGCGTTTTCTTGAGGAACAAACTCATCACTAGTAGTTGATGCAAATAGCGCAGTATTTTCTAGCATCCATTTCTTTTGATCGTCATAGGTTTGTCGTTTAAAAATTCTGTGAAGATCAAAAAGATCTGCTTTCTGTTCTTCTTCAGTTAGCTCCGTGCTTGCTCGAGCTGGGAGACAGGTATATTTTACGTTTTGAGGAAGCGGTCCTGTTTTTTCCTTTTTAACTGTAATGTCATACCCTGTTTTAGGATCGGCTGGATTTCCGTATTCTTTGTTTCCGGCAAAATCGACAATTTGTCGATAGATAGTACTTTTAAGGTCAAAAATTTTAATTTGACCGTCACGCCTGTCTAATACATTACAGATATACGCAAATTGAGGTTTATCACTAAAAACATCAGGTGGTAACTCTTTAAAAGGGTCTTCGTTAGAATCAATGAATTTTTCTTGCTCTCGAACAAAACGTAAACACTCTAGAGGCATTCGTTTTCCTTCGGTAGTAGTAATCCAGTAGACATATCGGGGCATTACTTCTCCGATTAATCTAATTTTTGTGTCGCCAATTGGAAGGCTAAGTCGTTTAATCTCACGGCGTTCTCCTCCTCCTTGTTGAGGTACTTTAGCTTTGTCCCAAGCTATCATAGTATTTCTCCTATTTTTCTAAAGTGAATTCCAATATATCTGGTCGTTCTTTGACGAATGTATTTTTCCAATGTGCGGAAGATACATAGTTTTTTGGAATGTAGTGGTTGTGGTTAGCAATTGAACGTTTGCTTAGTATGTATAGATATTCCACTTTTAATACTGGATTTACAGTTGAAGTTAAAAAGCTTTTATTTTTAAAATAGCTTTGTATATCTTTACATTTGTAATTGTTAATAATCAGATGATTTTTTAACGATTTTAATTGTTTAGTGCGAAAAAGACGGAAATTAATTTTATTAATATAAAGTTTTTTTATTAAGTGATTTCCCGACTTTGCAATAATATTATTATATCCCATTGTAAGACCATATGTCAATATTAAGATTGATTCGGGTTCCCCATTACTTTGTGCCCATAGTTCTGTCCAATTAAAATAGTACATTTTTCCTAAGGTATTCTATAGCTACCCTTGATTACACGTTCTGCAAATAATGCTGCATTAATTGCGCCGTGTTTTCCTATCGACATACATGCAACAGGTACACCTTTAGGCATTTGTGATATGCTTAATAAACTATCTAATCCTAATAAGTCAGACTTCATTGGAACACCTATTACTGGTAAAGTCGTATATGCTGCAACTACTCCAGGTAGTGCAGCAGACATGCCGGCGGCTGCGATAATTACTTTCATTCCCTTGCTAATCGCACCAGTAGTCCATTCTCTTACTTTTTCCGGTGTTCTATGCGCAGACGCAACAATAGTCTCATTTGTAATATTTAATTCATCTAACTTATCTGAACAATGCGTCATCATTTCCAGATCAGACGCACTACCCATTATTATTCCAACTTCGCTCATCGTTTTTACCCTTTCTATTATATAAAATTTTTACATCCATGCTCCTTGAATAAGTTCTGGATTTGATAACTTAACAAAAAGTAGTGTCGCTAATGCAGACCCCAAAAGTGCAATTATCAACCATAGTATATCATCAAACATCGATTTTTACTCCTCTTCTATAATATAATCTTCCATTACTGGATTAGCTAACAACTTTTTACATAAACCCTCAACGTCTGTATCATCACTACACTCTATAAAATGACATTGACCAGAACGTATCTCTATAATTTCTCCTAAACCAAAAGTATTACATGCACTTCTAATAGCTTCACCCTGATTATCCTTAATAGACTTCCGAAGAAAGGTTATTACTCTATACTTTTTCATGAAACATCACAGCTCCTAGAGCAGTTGCTGTACAGCAGCCTACTGTTTTACTAAGTTCGTTAAATCTTACAGTTATTTTACCTACTTTTGGATTCTCTAACCAGTTCTTAGCACTTTTAAATGAGTCAAAACCCATTACTGAAGTTCCCACTATTCCACACTTTTTTGTTTTTTCAGCGTGAAAGTAGTATTTATCTTTAAGATGAACATACCATATTTTATTTTGTTTGTAAAGGTGTCCAATAACTACATCGTTTTTTTCATAGATAGGTCTGACTCCTTTTACTAACTCTTCTTCTGAGTACCAAGAATAATTTGGGAGTTTGAGGTAAAAATTCATGATGTTGGCATCTGAAATAAAGGAGTTACCCAGTCAGGACAAGTAAAACGAGCAAATACCACCCACCCAAAAACGTTAGGAACAAAGCGGAAGCTTTTTTCATAGGATTTAGTTTTTTCCATAGAAGTTCCTGTTGTTAAAACATCATCTACAATAAGTATAGGGTCTTTAGGATTTTGTGTAGCATGATTATTTAAAATGCAGGCTAGTTTTGTTCCTCCTGTTGGAATTCCTACACATTTAAAGAACGATCGGTGTTCGTAACTTATTATCATTTTAGCAATGCATTCCCATTCTGGGTCTGATAAAGCATCCATTTCGATTTTCCAAGTTAATGGTAAGCCAGCGTGAGATGTAAAGTTTATTGATTGAAATAGGTCTGTCATATTGTAAATTCTTTCTCTCGATACCATTTTAATCGGTTCATTTGTTGATTATGGACTATGGCCCCATTAAACTGAAAATCTCTAATTACTGGATGTTTTTTTTCGGGATGTTGTCGTAATATTCTCCCGATTCGTTGTTCTAATTTAATGGGATTATTGCTTGGGCAGGTTAAGTAAAGTGTATCTAAACGATGACAACTAATTCCTTCATCAAAGATTTTAGTTGATAAGATAGCTTTATATTTTGTTCCTGCATTTTGAAGTATATCCTTTCTTTGTTCCTCTTTTGTTTCTCCAATTAAAAGCGCGCTTTTATTAATAAGCGTGTGTAATTTTTTCAACATCCCTACCCTATCTGATAAAATTAGGGGGCACCTTCCGTTGGCGATATCTCGGTTAGCAATTTCGCTAATTAAATTAATATATTCTGTTAGCTCTCCTAATTTAGTTAGTTGTTTACCCCAATCTTTTTTTGGATCAAATACTGTAAATGGAATGTCTGTTATTACAAACTTTACGCTTGGATTTTCTTTTTTATTAGGATCTTCGGCACAAATTTTAAAAGGAGTAAAATAGTCAGATAGAACAAGATGTTTGCCGTCTTTTCTTTTAGGAGTTGCTGTGATTGCAATTTTTATTTTACAATTAATGTTATTAAGGGCAGTAGAAAACATTTCTGCTGGACATAAGTGCGCTTCATCTACTATAACCATACTAAAAGTGTTGTTTAAATAAGGTAAGTTATTGTACACGCTTTTATAAATTCCAACTGTAAGTTCTTGAATATTGAACTCTCCGTCTCCAACAGTTCCTATAGGAGTGTTAGGAATTTGTTTTTTTAACTCTTCTTGCCATTGTTTAAACAATAGTTTGGTATGGACTAAAATAAGGGTAGGTAAATGAGCTTTTGCAATAAGATGACACCCTACATAAGTCTTACCCCATCCACAAGGTGCTTGAAATAAACCACTGGTAATACGGTTTTTACGACTAAAAAATGCATCTGATACTTTTTGTTGTTCTGGTCTTAGCTTACCACTAAAATGAAACGGAATTTTCGCCTCTATAAATTGTCTGTTATCAGTATACTTATCTATTTCGAGCTTATGGTAAGCGTTACTAGGAATAGTATAAAGCTCAGTTTCATAATCGTATTGAAACCACTCAAAAATATCTTTATCTAATATAGTCCGAAATCTCGATTCAAAAACTGCAGAATCATCTATATCTTTTTTATAGATATATATTTTATCCTGTAAAATAGCGTTTTTAACTTTAATTTTGGGTAGCATTGTTTATAGGTTAACTTCAGTGATATAATCTTTTTCGTGAGTAAAATCTTTTATATACCAAGTATTGTCTACACTAACGAGTAGTGCGTATAAATCTTTAGATTTAAAATTTTTAACAGGATGGGGTAATTCAAAAGGATAAGAAACTTTTTCAAGCCATAGTAATTGATCAGTTTTCTTTTCAACTCTAGCTATTTTGGCTTTAAATTTTTCTTTTTTACTTAAATTAATATGTGATCCTTCTGAGTCTACTCCCCACTTCACTTTATCAATAGACTTAATTAACTGCGATAATCTACTAAACGTAAAATCAAAAACAATTCGTGATTGCGGGTGCATTTTATCTAAGTTTAGTAATCTTTCGGGGTAGGTATTGTCATTTAAGTTAAAACCGTCAAGTACATAAATTTTTCCATTCTTAACTTTAGTTACTTTAATTTGTGAGTTCTTAGTGTCGTAATGAATACGGTAGGGCTTTGTTTTAAGTCCAAAAAATGGAAATCGAATACAACTAAATTTAGTATTCATTTATATGTCATATCTTTCTAATTCTCCCCAACTTGAACCGATTTCAAAATCTACACCTATTGGACAGTTTGGAATTTCTATTCCTCGTGGAGTTTGCAAAAATTGTTTAACGTTTGTAACCCATTCCTCAACGTAGTTATCTTGAACTTCTGCAACAATAGAGTCATGAACAACTGTAAAGGGAAGCATTACTTTTTGATACTTGTTTTTTTCTATCCAGTTAACTGTGTCAATTAATCCTAAAACATTAATATCGCTGGCAACACTTTGAACTAAAAAGTTTACTCCACTTCTAACCGCATGTTGGGAAACTCCTTTATTGGGACTTCGACTTTCCGGCAGTCTGCGTTTGCGTCCAAAATAGCTATAAATATATGCGTGATTCTCAATAAATAAGTTAGATCGTTCAATCCATATTTTAAGAGCACTTGCTTCTCTAAAATATTTAGAAATAAACTGTCTTGCTTGCGGAAAGGATATATTAGCTGTTTGAGCTACTTTAGCTGGTCCTGCTTGATACATTATTCCAAAAGTAATTGCTTTTGCATATTGTCTTTGGTTAGGAAACTGAGTTTTTACCTTACTAATAGCACAAGGAAGATTAAAAATCTGTTTTGCTACATATGAATGAAAGTCGAGTTTATCAATAAAAGCTCGTTGTAGAAAGGTATCGTTACTTAGTGCGGCAGCATAATAAACTTCGGCTGTTTGAAGATCACACTGAATTATTTTACAGTTTTCTTTTGCTCTAAAAAGCTTTTTAATGTCTTTATTATCTCTTGGTATATTCTGGTAATTTAAAGTACCTGAACTACTTAATCTTCCACTCGTAGTTCCGTGGACATTAAAAGATGAGCGTAGTCGTTTATCTCTATCTAAGCCTTCTAAAATATTTTTTATGTAGGTATTACTTAATTTGGTTTTTTCTCGCAAATCTAATATCGCTTCAGCTACAGGGTGTTTTAGTTCTGCTAAAACTTCTTTGTCAGTAGATTCAGCCCCAGTAGCGGTCTTTTTTGTCGATTTAAGCTTTAAGATATGAAAAAAAACTTCTCTTAGCTGAACTGTACTGTTTGGGTTGAATGTTTTTTCATGTAAACGTTCGAACTCTTGTACACTTTCATCTAGAGAAATTTCATTAATACATTCTTCTATGTCAATTTCATAATTATGTTGTAAATTTAATGCGTGATCAACACTAATTGGTCCTCCGTTGTATTCCAGTTTAGCTAACGCTAATGTTGCGGGTTTGAGAATGGTTTCATAGAGTGTGTTGAATTTTTCATTTTCATTAACTAATGGGTAAAATTTGTTGTAGAGTTGAAATGTGCCATCAGCATCTTTACATGCATATGGAGCTAGTATTTCTACAGGTAACATTCCGTAATTAAAATTTTCTAATTTTATTTTCTTTTTTCTGGCAAAAGCTTTTTTGTAGTCGTCTAACTCTTTTTCGTAGTCTCCTAGATCTGTAAATCTCATAGCTAATTTTTTTAAACCATGAGTTCCAACAGCTTCTTCTAAACAGTAGTGAAGCAACATAGTGTCTTCAAAGTGAGGAAACTCAAATCCAAATTCATATTCTAAAAAGCTCATGTCAAACTTGGAGTTATGGAATATACAAATTTTTTCTTTGAAAAGTTTATCAAGTTCTTCTATAAAGATTTCTGCTACTTCTGCAGTTACGTATAATCCTTCGTGTTCTTGCGTGCTTAAAGCGATTCCTAGTACACTTCCTTTTCTAGGTGATAAGGAAGTTGTTTCAATGTCAACAACGATTTTTGAACTGTTTTGAAGTATTACTAAATACTTTTTAAAATCTTCAGAGTTATCAATAGTTTTGTAGTTTTTGTCATGTTGTGTTGAATCTATTTCTCCTGTTATTACTTTTTCAATTTTAGAGAATGCTTTTTTAATTTCATCTTTGTATTGGGGTTTGAAAACTGTAAGATTAGGATGAATAACAGGAATATAGCGTTTTTCTATAAAATGAGCGTTATATTTAGTAATCCCTGTTAACCCTGTAACATATTTTAATGCTTCAGCCCCTACAGGACAAATAACTTTATAATCAGTAAATACTGAAAAGTCTAGGTCTATATCTTTTTTAAGAATTTTTTCTTTTTCTTTAGAGCATAAAAAATGAACGTCATATGCTCCTATCTTTTTATCATATTCGGCTAACGTTCTAGTAGGATTGGTTTCTGATGCTGAAGCAAAAACAAAGGCGATTGAATTATTCATATTTTCATTATACTCTTTTAGTTAGAATTTGACAAGTAATATTTAATTTCATCTGGGCTTAAATCTCCTGGATCGTGATATTGAGCAAGTTGAATTATATTAGTTTGAAAGTCATTTTTTTCCAACAACCTTTTAATTTTTTTAGCAGCTAAAGACCCCGCCGAGTCTCCATCCATCATTATTTGAACTGAGGTTACTCCTAACTCGTCTAAAAGACGAACTTTTTTTTCTCCGAAACTCTGAGTTCCAAAAGTGCATAGTGTATTGCGATAGCCGTGTTGCCATAAGTTTAGCATATCAAATAATCCTTCTACTATAATAACTTCTGAAGTAGGAGCAAGTTTGTCTAAAGGAAATAATACATTTAATACAGAAGCACCTGCGGGTCTACGTAAGTACTTGGGTTTACTTTTTCCACCAAATCTATGTCGAGCTTCAATAAATCTTAACTTGTGGAATTGGTAAATAGGAATACAAATGTAGTCGTTTAAACCGTATTCTTCAGTAAAAAATGTTTTAAACTCTGTTATAGTCTTAGTTGAAATGTTTTTCCACATTCCTTTAGCTGTTTGGTACTTAGTGGGTAACTCTATGGTATTTTTTTCTAATAACTTTCTTATTTTGTGCTTAATTTTTTGTATCTTATAAGGCTGTTTGTTATCAAATGTTAGTTTAGTTTGAATTCCTATACTTTTAAGAAATTTTTCTTTTCCTCCACTGAATCCACAACTCCAACAATGGAATATATTATTTTCTAGGTTATAACTTAGACTTGGATTCTCGTCCGTATGTGTGCCATGAGTGCATTTAATTAAAATTTCTACTGGATTATTGGTTTTTTTGTAAAAAACGTGTTTTTCTTCTAAAATTTCAGTTAAATTAGTCATTTTTATACACATATCTTGTATTGCAATATCCGCAATTTACGAAACCTTCATCTCCCATTTCATAATAGACTATTGGATGATCATTATCGCATTTTATATATGGGTTATCTGTTTCAATTACCGCATTAGTATAAGAACTAGGGGTAAAATATTCTATTTCATAGTTTTCCATCTTTTTCTCATGTTTTTTCCAACGATATACTTCATACAAAACATACAAACCTATAACTATAAAAACCCCAAAAAAATCACTAAATGTCACTTTATTTAATCTCACAGCTATTGTCTTCTGGACAGCTAAGTAGGAGTAGATACAGAAACGGAAGTACGTCTGGATGTATTCTCCATTTCGTGTTTACACCATACGGTTCAGTATCACGACTTTTCTGTATCCAACCTTCTCCTTCTGTTTTTAGCTTTGGTTTATAATAAGGTGTCTTAGGAACTCTTTGAGCTCTCATAAGTTCAAACATGGTCATTAAGGATGCAGTTGTGTAAACACCCGGTATAGTGCTCTTGAAATCTATATAATTTCGTACATCATCTAGTCGTTTCCATTCTCCATCTTTCATCGAACATAGAATATAGAATCTATGTTTTCCTACTTCACCACGAACCATTCGTTCCCACCATATTTTTCTTTTTTCGATATTTTTTAAGTGATTCTTTTCAAATAATTTTATAATACCGTCTGCGTTAAAGATAAGGTTTGATTGATCTTCCTTTGCATTGATGTTATTAGAAGAAAGAATCAGAATAGTAACTGTAAGTATTTTAGTAATTTTTTTGTTCATTGTTTTACCGAGTATTGCTGTAAAAGTGGGTAATGCAGTACCTTCCTAATCCTGCTTTTTTCTTTTTTAAAGTTATGGGGTCTACTTGATGTTCATAAAAACCTGGAAACATTACCATACGGTTATATCTACATCTCACTTTTATATTACTGTCGGTGAAAGTGAGATTTCCCCCGCTAAACGCTTTTGGTTTTATGTATAACCATATTAAGGCTGTTACTTGTGCGCTATCGTAATGAGCATGGTAATGGTGATTGTTCTCATAATAACTAATTATCGTGTTATCTTTGTCGCAGGATTGCCAATTTCTGTACACAGGACTAGTTTTTTGAAATGCTTGTTTTATTTTATTAGAAAATATTTTTGGTTGCTGAAATCTTAAAATATAGCTTGTGTTTCTGCCTTTTTGGGTATAAACTTCATCTGGGTATAGTCTATAACAATCGGCTTTAGAGTTACCTTCTTCGTCTTTTGCTGCTAGTCCTTCTGCTGCATTTGGCATTGTTTCATAATCAGTATAAAAACTTAATTCTTTCCAAATTTTTTCTAGTTCTTTTTTAGTGTACCAATTGTCTACTAGGAGGAACGGAAATACGGGGTCTTTATTACATATTTTTATTTTCATACGTTTAATACTTTTTTAATTATATTAAGTTGTTCTTGGAATATCTGTGCTGTCTTTTCCGCATCATAAGATACAAATGTATGTATTAGTAATCTTCCATCTCCAGGATTAGGATGTGCATGTTTCATAATATGCTCTATACCTTTTTCCGCAAGTTTTTGTATTTTAATTAAGGTTTCCGTTTCATACATCTTTTAATACCTTTTTAATAATATTAAGTTGTTGGTTAAAAATATCATTATATCCTCGATCAAAATTGTGATGTACTTCTCTTTGAGAATTAATAAATCCTTTTTCAGCAAGTTTTTCCGCTTTAAGTAGGGTTTTTAAAAATAAGTCTCTTTGACCGTGAGCATATTCCCAAGCATGCATTTTTTTAAATTTTGTCATTAGTACGTTTCCCAAGGGTTTGGATACTTTTTACGTATATAGTTCCACTCGTTTTCTTCTATACAGAAAAAAAAGTTTTTAGTTTTAAACGGTTTTTTTAGATAAGCTTCGTTTACGTTAGAGTTTAAATCCCAGTAATTTTCAAGCACGTATCGAGTACAAATACTATGGTTTTCAAATATGGGGCTAGGAAAATGAAACCAATCATTCCCGTCTCCTCCAGACCAGATTGCAATAATAAGCCAAATTTCTTTCATAGTCCTAGTGCTTTTTTCCAAGAATAGTGTTCTGGGTGATTTTCGTAAGACATGGGTATTCTACCGCCTACTCTAGCTAATCGAACGCTTCCAATGTAAGGACCGTCACTATCGTCATAATGTCTGGGAATAAAATGAACATGCGGCCACATAATACTTTGCCCTCCTGCCACATACATATTAATACCTAAATGATATCCATCAATTTTTTTATTTTCTACTTGACTTTCTCCTTCTTCAAAAGCTTCTTCAAAAGCTTTACAGATATAATAATCATATTTTTGTTTAGGAATAAATAAAAGATGATTTTCACATACTGGATATTTATCATAAAGAACTATACAGTATTCAGTTTTTTTAAAAATTCTGTTTTCTTCACGGGCGAAAGGCGTTTCGTTAAATGTTTTGTGTTGGTTAGTTTTTAAGGTCATTTTCTGATTCTGAGCCGTATTTGGCTACTCCTAGTGGTTTTTCATTAATTAACTGGCTATCTGTTGATATTACTTTAGTACATTCCCAATTCATTCCAATATCAAAGTTCATAGCTCGTCCATTTCTGATTTTAGTAGTATGAACTACGATACGATTGGCGTCGTCATCTGGATTAGGTGGAAAGAAATTAAATCCCCTATCTGCACTGTCTAATATGCCTTTTGCAAATCTTGCTTCCCCTCCTGCGTCAATTTGATACGGACTAAACATAGTTATATCATATTTTCTACTCATTAATTTTAATGATTCGGCAATTGCAATTTGAGATTTCCAGTCTTTTTGATCTTCGTACTTAACGATATTAATATAATCTACTACTCCCATTGTAAAATTATTGTATTTTGTATGAAACATATTACAATAATGGTCAATTCTATTAATAGAAATTGCTGCATCATCTATAATAAAAAACCTACGATCTAACATTTTAGGTTTATTGATTTTAAATGATTCTTCAAAATGTTTAAAATTTAAATCGTCTTTTAATTTTTTTAGTTTGTTATCTACAAATTCGCTTTTTTCATAGAAAGTTCTACATTTACTTTCTGCCATTTGAATTTTTTGTGTTGCTGATAACCTATTTTTATAAATATCTAAAAAAGGTACATCACTAATGATACTTAAAAGTCTATCGTGAACTTCTTTATATCTCATTTCAATTGTAAAGAACGCAACTGTGTTTCCTTGCATAAATCTTTCAATAGCGCAATTTAGACTAATGATAGATTTTCCCGACCCACGTCTTCCTCCTAGTAAAACAAGTTCTTGAGTTGCAAATCCGCCATTTACAGCATCGTACTCGGCACTTAAACCAGAGGGAAATAAACGAAAATCTTGAACTCCTGGGAAGAACTCTAAATCTGCAACATCATAAAGTTCGTCTGATGTTGGAATTGCGTTATTCATACTTAGTAAGTGATCTTGGAATTGATCAACTATTTCTATTTTTTCTAAGTCTTCTAAGTTATCAATAAACTTATCTAAAAAAGAAATGGTTTCTTCTCTGATAAAATAGTCTTGAAGTTGGCTTACTAAAAAATCATCTTCTATATGAGGAACGTTATTGTCTTCACTTAGAATTTGAATTTCAAGGTATTCTTGAACTGCTTCATCTTTATTTAGCATTACCATTTCTTGAACAGATGGTAACTTTAAATGAGCTTTATAAAAATTTTCTATTTTTGAGTATAAAATAATATTAGTTCCACTAAAAAATTGAGGAACTAATTTTGTAAAAAAATCGTGATTTTGCGACTCAAGAAGTTTTCTTAGAGTAACTTTTTGTAAGTCTAGTGCCATTAATTACTGTTGCCGTTTACAACCGGAAAAAGTTGGTATCTGGGACGCTCGCTCCAGTGTCCCTGTTCTCCTAAAACGTATAAGTCATAGGATTCTATTCCGTATTGAATAAGGTTATTTTGTTGTCTTTTAAGTTCTTGTTTTATAGCGTAAGACTTCCATGATTCTCCATTATCGTAATCCCAGTAAATATTCCAATGTACATCTTCTATTCCTTCGTAATCTTCGCCATACTTTTTTCTTGCTTTTTTAAGAGGCGGAAGTGCAACATATCGTGAGTGATAACTTTCACTATGATATTCTATCCATTTTTCATCGTATACATGCTTAATTATCCCAAACTCACTGGTTGGAGCAATAAATACTTTATCTTCGATATTAAATTTAATATCTAAATTCTGTTTGATATGACTTACATTTGCTTTTCCTTTCTTTTTTCTGGCGCGGAAAGGAACCCCGTTTTTTAATAAAACATTTTTGACTCGATATGAGGTTATATAAAGGTTTGTAGCAAGTGCGTTTAAACTGTTTCCGTTTTGATACTCGGAAATAATATGTTGTTCCGTATCTTCAGAAATAGGCTTGGCTTGGGCTTCTTTTTTTAGTGTTTGGATTCTTTTTTCTTTTTCTTTAAATTCGGTAATAATGCTTTCTAGTCGTTTTGTATTATAAGCTATTCCTAAATGTGTACAGATAGCTTTTTTCGTTTTATCTATTTTTAGCATCCAAATAGCTTGTCTAATTTTGGATTCAGGTATATCGTGTTTAATTTTTGTCATATTTTTCACTTATATATATTATATATTACAAAAGGAGGAGTAGTCAAATTAAATATGGTTTTAGCCGCTCTTATTTTTTAATTCTCGAATCCTATCTTGCATATACTTTTTGGCGCTAAGTAATTGGGCGTCTTCTGCTTCGCGGGTAGGATAGCCTCTATTATTTTTTTT